GTATAGCCAGTAGTTACAACGTCCAGGGCGGCAACAACCTCAGTTCCACCAGCAAGGCCAATGTCAACGGTGCTACCCGCTGTACCCGCTGTGGTTACATTTACACCAACATGCAGAACAACAAAACCAGCAGGCACGTTAATACACTGGATGATGTCATTCGCGGTGATCTTTGCCGCAGTGGTAAGGGTCGCGTTAGACGCGATGATAGCAGCGGAATTCATAACCTGCTGAAGTTTAATCAACTGCCCAACGTCATCCCACTTCGGGGCAGTGTTTCCTATCGCATAATCATAGGTTCCCATATTTCATCCCTCCTTTATGCTTTCTTGGCGTAAAACCAAATCAGCGCTTCCGGTTTGATCACTTCGTACCCGTAAACCTGAAGCCCTCGCATGAGGTCGCCAAAGTCGTTCGGATTTCTCAAGGTCTCGGTCTTGGTCATCTGGCTCGCAAACGTAATTGCGGAAGGATGCCCGGCGATGATGTTGTGGACAGTATCCGCTCCATCAACCGTAGTCGCAATCTGGCGTGATTTGTAAATCTCGAACGTATCAATCATACCAATCCGTCCATTTCTGAGGATACTAGTACCGTCACCAGCAAGACTCGCGTCTTTCAGGTCGGACATTTTGATCATGCCGCAGAACAGAGGCGGAAAAACAACCCACCTGGAATTGTCTGGGATGCTATTCTCATCAAGACCCGTTCCCAGATTCACAATATATTCCAGGATATTGGTTTTATCTACCGCTTCCGGCGCTCCGGTTACGCCAAAATCAAGGTTGCCTGTATCTGCCCCAGCCGTTGCACCCTGATTAGACGCTGCCGCACTGGAGTACACATTACTCAGAATGTCGGAGTCAATGGCGATGGCAAGCTGCTGGCCAGCGTCAGTGGTCCATTTTTCGACATACGGAATATCAGACTGGAGTTTCTCAACGTCATTGATGGCAAGTCCGTAAGTCTTACCTTTGTCGATGAGCAACTCAACCTCACCAGGGGTCGGCCTGTCGTAAGTCAAGTTTTGGTTAATTACATAGTCACGAATAACGATATCAGGTACGGTTCTGATGTGAACCATATCACCATACGCTTTGATATCTCCTTGGTAATCTGTATTGCTAATGGCAGCAAAAACAGTGGATTTGTAGAATTTCACCCTTACAGCATGTTAAGCTGCAACCGACTGTCGCATAAGTCGATTCTCACGCCTTCTTTCCCTTTGATAACAGGCTGAGCATAAGCCATTCCCCATATGTTTTGATTTTGTCGTGCCACATCCTATGCAAACCATGCGACCATTTTTTGACCATGGGGAAGGTAAATCCTTAACCTGCTTCAACAACTCGTGAATATCAACCCTTGGTTCGTTCAGTCTGTGCGGTTGGGTTTTTAGTTGCTTTAATGTATCTTTGATGAATTTACCATCACGATAATGTCCCATCTTAGCGCAACTCAGGAGGAACTGTGCTTGGTCTTGTTTAACAACCATATATTTTGCAACTTTATAAAACATTTGGACCATTTTTGAAGGATTCAGAGAAACAATCATCTGTCTGCATTTTCCGTTTCGCATATCGTGTATAGCACCACCATACGCTTTATGGATAACCTCTATTCCTTCAGTATCATAATCAGCGCAAGCCACATGCAGAATAGGATTACAACCACCCTGTTTCCCCATGTATCGGATAGAAAAGCATCCATCACCATCGAGATAACCCGCCAACCATTTACGTGACGGATAATTTGGAATCGGGAGTGATTTTATTCTTCTCTGCTCCTTAATCTTGCTTTTGAATTCTTTCACATTTGATACCTTATGTTCCGATGCGTCCAAACAAAATTCAACAAAATATCTTTTAATAACCAAGTGTTTTTTGATCCTGTATAAAATTTTAGACGCTTGTTTGTTTATGAGCGTTAAATGTGAATAATTAGAACCCTTTATATTCACAACTCCAAACTTCCCGCCATAATCTTTTTGGATTAATTTCAAAACTTCATCCTGTTCAGTTTTCTGGCTCCAAGTAAGATTCAGTCCTGGTTTCCAATTATCATGAATACCATAAAAACTTACTCCACCGTCTGAATCCAAAAAACCTGCTAAATACTTTTCACTAATCATTGAAGTCTCCTTCTGTTTTATTAGCTTTTAACCCTTACCTCTGGTTAACCGTAGCCTCCCAGTTTTTTAGAACCAATTTTACACGCTCATGAAAAACCTAATTAAATAAGCGTCTTACCAGCCCAAATTTCCGGCGTATATGTGCCCGAATGACTAGTTACTCCCGCTGCAACTGGATATGCCATGATTTTATTTCCTCCGTCATGGTGTTATCCTCCCTTCTTTTTGAGCAAGGAAGATTTCTTTTTCAAGTTTATTCGCCTCTTTTTCGCTGTATTTACCCTTAATCTGGTCGGAATAGAACTTGGTAATATCCTTTTTGGACCAAGCCCTCTTCTGCGAAACCGGCGTTTTAGCCGCGGCACCCTTTCCAGGGGCCACCTGCTTCTCAAGACCACCAACCACGGGAGCCGAAGGCGTTTTATAGGCATTAAATATCGCCGCTACGCTACCAGCGTCCATGTTGGCATACGCTTTATCAAGGGACTGTTGCTTCGTGCTGCCACTGTACCCGTCGGCCTCTGAGAGCCATTCAATGAAAGAGCTATCCTCGTTAACAGTCCTCCAATCTGGAACCTTACCTTCAAGTTTGGAGAAAAATCTGTCTTTTGAAGATTGCGCTATATCATTGGTAAGAGCATCGACTTTCTGGCCGTACTGGGACAGGCGTCTGTCAGCCACCCTTTCGACCATGTTGCCAATAAGATCCATCGTGGACTTATCAAAACCCTCTTCTTCGAGAGTTTCAAGCTCTTTCGATGTCAGGTACGTCCCTTCCGTCATCTCAGGCTGTTTGGGCGTTTGGTTCATTGTGGCCATCAGGTTGGTCAGTTTGTCATTCTGAGCCATCAAGTTACGGACCTGGTCCGTAAGCTGTGGGACTTCAGCCTTGAACTTCCCTTCCATGACCTTGAACCGTTGTTCCCAGTATGCCCGGTCTTTATCATCAACTACTTCTTCCTGGGGAGTTGATTCTACCTGTTCTTCAGGAGCTTCTTCGGATAAAACTTCTTCTTCTTCCGATTCTTCGGCTTCCTGTTCTTCAGGATCAGGGTTCCCCATCAACTTTTCTGCTTCTTCTTCCTGCTGTAAAACTTGCGCTGGTATTCCCATTACGCCTCCTTGGAGCCGCCTAAGCGGGGTTCCGGTTTTTGATTGACCTGATCGGACTCCGTATAATTGCAGAGTCCGGATTCAGGTTAGGTTAATTCATAAACTTCTCATAAAGAGAAACATGCTCTGGAGTTAACTCCTCTTTTTGATCCAATTCTTTCAACTTCTTCTTAACGATTTCAGTCACGATCTCTCCGAGTTTGATATCTTTCTCCGAAACAACCCCATCTTGCCATCTGGTCATCCCGTCATTTTCTTCAAAAGCCAACAACTTGGATTCTTCTTCTGTGAACGACAACGATTCTCTTGCTACCCTGACAAGTTTAAGGTTTGTAAAAGACCCCTTTTCAGGGAGCAATCCAATAACTGATATCCTTTCAAGCACGTCTAATTCCATAATGTTCTCCCGGCTCCCGGCTGATAAATCCTGAGAAGGCCCGTCGGGATAGTTGGGCTTTTCGGGTTTCCCCTATCTCAGGATGTAAATCCTATTGGTCTGCCCATTCAGTATCAATAGACGCGGCATTGTAAGCAGGGATATAGAAGTTGGTCCCAGCACAATCTATTTTAATGATAGCTTCCGCAGTTTCAGGGTTTGTGATTGTAGTCGTAGTGACGTAAGCCCCATCGGACTTATCTGCGGATACAAACTCAAACGCGCTGTGGATATAACTCTGTCCACCAACAGCCGATGCGTAGAACTTGATTCCACTGCTCAGCTTTGCCGCGTCTGTAGGCATTAGCCTAATGGCGGCCTCGTTGTTGTTCGTGTAACAATGGACATCAATGCCATAGTCGCAATATTTCTGCATTTTTGCCCTGACACAAGCCACGTTACCAGCGATGTTATCAACCGCACCGGCATCAAAGTACCCGGCGTAAAGAGGCTGATCGAGTGTTCCGCCAGACGCAATGGAAGCTACACCAAGCACCGCGTAACAACCACCAGTGTCGGCCAAAGCACAAGCCACACCAGCGATTGACATAGATCCAAAGACGCCAACATGCTGGTTACTGGTATCGCCAGGCTGGGCGCCGGAGATATTACATTTCCCCCAGATTGCATAAGTGTCCTGAACCACATGGGCCACTTCGAGCCTGGTATATTGCCCAATCATGAACCCGGTTGCGCCAAACGTAGCACCAGATTCATAAGTCTGATACGAACCCATAAAGTAATTTCCGCCCGTGATCGTTGCAGTAACGTCTCGCCGCTCAATAACCGCCGATGCCGCTTGGCTGGCGATGGTTTTTGAAATGTTAACCGCTCCGGTTGTCAACCCCGACAACGCCAAACCATCTCCCATCGTCAGTTCCGCAACCCTCAACTTCGTAATGTTTGCGTTTTCTCTCCAAGCCATGATGTTTCTCCTTTATAATAGAAGCGGTCAGCCCCTGCGCCCTATGCGCGGCCTTTCGGCTGAGACTGGCTCCGCAGTTTCTCTAATGTGTTTCTGGCGGTAACAATTTTTCCAAGCAAATCGTCCAAAAGCTGGAAGTGGCCTTGTGACCAACGTAGCATCGTCTCTTCTTTCAGAGAGTTATTCTCCTTGGATATCCTTCCGGCCTCATCAATCAGCCAGTCGGTGACAACCTTGAACGCTTCGTTGTGTTCCAGATTGGACAGAGACTCCAAAATCCTGATCTTCTTGTCCGTATCTATCGGGTATCGAATCATTGCAGTGCCGCCCGTACCATCAAATAAGGTGCTCTATTAATGTCAAACACGCCGTGGTTTTTTATAAGCGGTTCTGATATGAAGCCCATCAGGTCCATGCCCTTATACACATAAATGCCGTTCCGCCAGACATCGTTTTCCTGATAGTGTGACCGGTGTTCAACCTTAACGTTTGTTTCCTTTAATTGCTTATCAACACTTTCAGCAGAACTATTCGATGAGAAGACCACACCAGCCTTATTTAGGGTCTTTCCAAGCAATCCCCTGATAATATCAATCGCATCTTTCATATTGTTTGCCTTGTAGTCCCTCGAGTTTCTACCCAGATTATGCTCCAACATATCAATATCGTAGTCTTTCAACTCATCAACGTACTCAGGCATCATGTTTTTCATTGCTGTCCTCCTTGGGGTGTTCCGGCTGCGTCTAATGGGGTAGCACCACCGCCCTGCTGCCCTCCAGGAGCGCCGCCCTTAGCGATAGCCAGGATCTGCTCAGGAGGAACATGAAACATCTGTGACAGGTTTTGTGCGTACATCATTAACTCCTGCTCGCTTATGTTCGGCCTAAACGAATCTCCGTCAGGGACCACCTTATCCGGTCTAATCTTCAGTGATTTAAGCGTTTCTCTCAGCACTTCAGCCCTTCCCTCAAGGCCCATAATCTGAAAATCAAACTGGTTAGCGGTCGTTTGAAGGAATTCCTGCCTGCGAATCTGTAGTTGCTCCATCATGACAAGATATTCCGACGCTCGTGGAACAATCTTGATGTCACCGGTGGCCTTTTCAGGCTCATTCAGCATGATATGCTCCCAGTATCCTTCCACCGACGGCTTAATAATGCCCTCGTCGATGTTCCCAGCCACCGTTTTTAGAACCTTCGCGGAGGCGTTCATCAACATACTAAGCCCTGAAGCGGTCTTTGCCGCACCGCCCTGATCAGACGCTCCGTACATGTAGTTCGGAATGCCTGGATCTTCCCCAGCTTGTTTGTAAAAATAATCATAGAGCTTCAAAAGAACGTCAATGATGGGGTCCGGCTGAAAAAACGTGATAGGAAACCCGGAATTCCCCGGAGATCCGTCAAACTGCCATACCTTTAAAGGATATATCTCATCCGGGTTGGTCGATGGGTCAAGCTGGCTCATGTCAAGACCCACCATGGGACCTGACGCCATGCTCATGTTCCGCACAATAGACTGCAAGCACCCGTTCACCACCTTCAGCTTTGGCTCCAGAATCTCTGGGACCCCCGTTCCCCAGATAGAATCAGTGACTTTCGTAAAAGAAGCCGAATAATATGGCTTTTTACCAAGTGGGTCAGGGTTTAATCTTGCACCAATCACCGTGCTACCAATCATGAAGGCGTCGATGTCATAATCAATCTCAGAGTCCTCTATCTCTTCAAGACCCCAATCAACCAACTTCTGCCCCTGAACACTGCCCCAGAACTCCAAACAATCAATGGTATTGTCGCTCGTAGCCGTATTATCATCAGGTCTGTCCTCAAGCTCCGATCGTTCATCATCCTCGTGCAACCACTCTCGAAGACCTCCTTCTCCGTGTTCTACCAAAACTTTCCTGATAGCCAACTCATCGTACCCCTCCACACCGATCAAGTTATTCAGGTCCTTCCTTTCAAACCGGTGCTTCTGAATTAGATAACTGTCCTGGATCGTTTTGGCGGTAGGGGATGGATAAATATCGAATGGGCTTACCCGGTCGTACTCCCTGGTCGGAACTGTCTCCACCACCGGTTGTCCTTCAGGCCCCCAGTTGAGCGTTTTCTTCATCCTCACCACCGGACCCTTAATAAATCCGGTCGGGAACGTTACAATGTCCGGGATTACATCCTTAATGACCTTGTACCAGCCACCTTCTACCAACCCATCGTTGATGTCAGTCTCCAAGACTTCCGTGTCCTGATCGGCTTTTTCCCGGATATCCTTCAACAACTCATCTCTGAACTTAGCAAGTTCTCGCTCTATCCTTCTTTCAGCTTCCTTAACTGCGTTTGGGTCGTTCGGGTTCGTTATCTGCCTCTGTGCAAACAACATCCTCTCGTACTCGGCTTGCAACTCTACAATCAACTTCTGCATCTCTTCCGGAGCAAGCTGCGGGTTCGGTGTCGTGCTTACTCCCCACGGTCTTTCACCAGGAGGTAGTAAAATATCGTTCAACCATGCTTCAGCTGCTCTACATTTCACAGAGACAAGTTGATCGAACAGACCGCTATCTCCCTGAACCTGGTCAATGCTTGCCTTTTCACTCGCGCTGTACTCGCCCTTCCTGAGACGTAGACTTTTAAGCAAACGATCGGTCAAGTACTCGTCCTTATTATCTCGTGCTTCCTGCCAACAAGTCCTTATGTGTCCACCGAGTGAAGTGATGAACGGATCTGCTTGAATCTCATCAGCAGTCTTCTCGGCGTCCTCTGCCTCGTACTCGTCCAACTTCTCGTTGGAAGTAAACCGAGG